CTTAGCTTATGAAGCAAATGCAAAAAGCGACTATCAAGTAATAGTTACCATTGGAATAGATAGTGATAGGAATATATATCTTATAGATTATTACAGAGAACATTCTCCTTTGTATGATATGCCTTCACAAATAATTGATATAGCTAGGAAATACCACCCTGTAAGAAGAGTAAACGTAGAAAAGGTAGGGGCTCAGGGATTAATTAAAGACCATGTTAATAAGTTAGCAGGCAAAGATAGAAAACTTGCACCTGGTCTGTCACAAGGTGTTAGACCTCCTGGTGGTATAAAAAAAGAAGATAGATTAGAAGCGTTACTATGTCCTGTAGTAAATGGTAGAAAACTATACATCAAAAAAGAACATCAAGAAATAGTAGATGAAATGTTTGAGTTTCCAAAAGGTAGAAACGATGACCTTCTTGATGGCCTATGGTATGCTGTAACAACAGCAAAGCCTCCAAAAAGCAACGCATTAGACATAGACAAATTTGAAGAAAGAATGTCTAACAGAGAAAAAAACGTCGCATCTAGAGCAGTAAGTTGGATTACTGGACAAAAAATATAATTTTTTTCTTGACAATAACGTCGTAAAGTTATTATTTTAGACGTAAAATATAAAATTGGGAGTATATGGCTAATTACGACGATAAAAAAAGCAAACCACAAATAACTAGAGAATTATTTAGACGTTGGAGAGACGGTAGAGAACAGTGGGACGCTGAAGCAAGAAATGCAGTAGATTTTACATTAGGTAATCATTATAGTACAGATGAATCAGATGCACTACAAGCAGTAGGACAAGCAGACTTTGTTATTGATAGAGTATATGCTGCTGTTGATAAACTAAAATCTTTACTTACAGCTAGACCAGCTAGGTTTTCTGTAATAGCAAGAGAAGATTCTGACAATAAATTAGCAAACGTTTGGAGAACTATACTAGAATATGTATGGGATATATCAAACGGAGATAGCACATTTAAACAAGTTGTACATGATTATGCTGTTACTGGACTGGGATATATGTATGTATATGTTGACCCTGAAGCAGATTATGGAAGAGGTGAAGTTAAGTATACTCACGTAGACCCTTTTAGAGTTTATGTAGACCCAGCGTCAAGAGATAGATTTTTTAATGACGCATCAGGAATGATATTGTCTACTTTTTTAACCAGGCAGCAAGTTTTAGATTTATATCCTCAACTAGAAGAAATGATTGACGATATAGAGGTAGGAGTAAATTCTTTGTATGGTGAAGACTATCCTACATCTAATTTAAAAAATAGTAACAATGTATTAACACCTGCTGAAGCAAAAGATTTAGATTACAATGTAAATCAAAAATATCAAATACTTGATAGATTTTACAAAGTAAAAGTACCATACTATAGATTGTTTAACACAGTAAGTGGTGCTGAAAAAATAGTTGACCCAGAAATCTATTTACAGATTCTACAAGAAGAAGAAACAGAAAGAGCTATAGAGTCTGGTGCTATACAAATAGAAGAAATACAACAAACAAGAATTGCACAATGCAGTAGCATTGGAGACACATTACTTTATGAGCGTATTCTAAATACTGATATATATCCAATTGTTCCTTTTACGAACATTTGGACTAATACTCCCTATCCCAAATCAGATGTGAACAAGGTTAAGGACTCTCAGAGACTTTTAAACAAGTTATTCTCTTTGACCTTGTCACACGCTCAATCAGCCGCTGGTCTAAAGTTATTAATACCAGAAGGTAGTGTAGATAGTGTAAGTCAATTAGAGAAAGATTGGGCTAATCCAAATGCGGTTATAGAATATAACCCTGAATTTGGTGAACCTCACTATCCACAACCAGCTCCTTTAACTAGTGAGTTTTATTATTTAATAGATAGGGTAGAAAAATATATAGATTTAAATTTTGGTATACCTGAACTTTTACAAGGGTTTAAAGACCAAGCACCAGAATCTGTAAGAGGCACTATGCTTTTATCAGAAATGGGAGAATCAAGAGGTAAATCAAAATTAAGAGATATTGAAGCAAGTTTATCGATGGTTGGTCAAGTTGTTTACAACTTAGCTAAAGACCATTATAGATATGCAAAAACATTTAGAATTGTACAACCAAACAATGATATTACTGAATTTTCAGTTAATATGAGAATGTACGATAATAAACAGAATGAAATATTGACCATAACGAATGATATTCAAATTGGACAACATGACATTCGAGTTATATCAGGTTCAACTTTACCTAGCAACAAGGTATCTGAATACAACATGTATCTTGACGCGTATAAACTTGGACTGGTAGATGATGTCGAGGTTTTAAAGAAAACTGAAATCTTTGACAAAGAAGGTGTCCTTCAAAGAAAAGGCCGTATGGCTCAAATGCAACAATATATCACACAGCTTGAAAATCAAGTTAAGAAGCTAAGTGGCGACTTACAAACATCTGAACGTGAACAGGTTTCATCCAGAAAGCGTACAGAAGTAGAGAAGTTTAAATCACAATTGAGTGAAATTAGAAATGCCACAAAGTCTAAAGAAAAAGAAAAGGTGATGCAATTAGGTATGCTAGTAGACCAAATGGGACAATCTATGGAGGAAGAAGAAGAAATCGAGCCTGGTTCAGAATCTTAGGATTAAATCAGGGTTAGGAGAAAAAACATGGCAAAAGAACAAGATAAACAACAGGTTGAACAGCAAGACCCAATAGTTGAAGGTGTTGGAAACGAGCAAACTATTTCAATAGAGCCTCAACAAGAAGAAGGTGTAGAAGCATCTGAAGCTGTAGATTGGGAAGGAGAAGCTAAAAAGTTTCAATCAATGTACGACAAAAAGGTAGCAGAACATGAAAATCTTAAAAAAGATAGTAGTGATTTGCTTCAGTTAAGACAAGTATTGTCTGACAAACCTGAGTTAGTAGATGTGATTGAAAAAAGCCTTGCTGGAGAATCTATTGAGGAAAAAGCGAATGAGGGAAGTACAACCCCAGATAACTTTGACCCTTGGGACGCCTACTACAAGCCAGAATCTGAATCTTACAAATTTAGAGTAAGTCAAGAAAAAAAGCTTGTACATGAAACAGTAGATAACGAACTAGCTAAACTACAAAATCAAATGGCGATGAATAACTTAAAATCAGAATTGGTATCAGAGCATAATCTTGGAAAAGAAGATGCTGAAAAGTTTTTGCAATTTGCAACTACACCTAAAGCCAATCTTCCTATAGAAACACTTATTAAAGTGTGGAAAGAAGGAGAGGGTAAGGGCACAAAGCAAAGTGAAAACTTAGAAGCTGTTAAAAAAGCTAAATCAATTCCTAAACCAGCTGGTGTTCTTCAAGGTGGTCAACAACCACAAAAATCTGAAGAAGACCAAGTATGGGATAGAGTTATGAATGCTGGACGTATTGGTAGATTAGCTAAAAACTAACTTAGGAGTGAAATAAAATGGCTTTTAATCAAGGACAATTAAAGGCATCACAAATAACCGCAGCTGCTACAAGCGCGGATTACGGACAAGCTCCAGACCAAAGAAAGCTGTATGATTTCTCTGATAGAGTTGCAGAACTTATGCCAGAGGAGTCACCTTTTTTCGTCTATCTAAGTCAAGTTGCTAAAGTAGCTACAGATGACAATATTTTCAGATATTTAGAAAATAGAACTGTCACTAACTACACTGCACGTAACTTTAGCTTAGCAGCAGCCGTAAACGGTGGTAGCGCAGTATCAGCAAATAATCTTTATGATTTTACTGTTGATGACGCAGCAGGAGGAGCTATTGGCTTCCTTACAAAAGGAATGGTCTTAGCTGTTAAAACAGTCGACGGGACTGGCGGTTATGCACAAGCGTTAGTAAGAGTTGAGTCTGCACCAAACGTACAATCAGCTAACACTACCTTCTCAGGTAGAGTTATTGAATTGTCAAATTCAAACGTATCAGGATACAATGTATTAGCTGACAATGACGAATGTCAAATTGTTGGTACATCATTTGGAGAAGGAACAGGTTCACCTGACACTTTCTCAGATACAATTGAAGACGACTATGGTTATACTCAAATCTTTAAAACAGCATGTGAGATGACAAACACAGCAATAGCTACAAGATATCGTGGCTATGCAAATGAGTTCGATAGAATTTGGGCTCAAAAATTACGTGAACACAAAGTAGACATCGAAAGAGCTATGCTTTTCGGTCAAAAAGCTCGTGTTAACGGACTACAATATAGTGAAGGTCTAGTTGGACACATTGTTAAAAATGTTGCTCCAGTAACTGACAATTCAGCATTTTCATATTCATCAGGTAACGCTTACTACAGAAGTGTAGCACAAGCTGAACTTACTTATGATAGATTACTAGCTGACTTAGAGGTTATCTTTGACCCAGCAAGAGGCGGTTCAAGTGAAAGACTTGTACTTGCTTCATTGCCTGTAATCACTTTCTTCAACAAAATGGGCGACGGTGCTTTCATTGACGCTTCTGTTGGACATGCAAATGGACCATACAGAGTTAACATGAACAACGTACAAGGTAGCTTTGGCCACCAGTTAATGGAAATTAACACTGTACACGGTTCTATGTTCTTAGTGAAAGAACCTCTATTCAGAGGAATAGCAAGTGGCTTCATGCTTATGGCTGATATGTCTAAATTAGCATACAGACCATTAGTTGGTAACGGTTTAAATCGTGACACTCAAATTATGACAAACGTACAAGCTGCGGATGAAGATTTGAGAAAAGACATGATTTTAACAGAAGCTGGTCTTGAAATTTCATTACCTGAATGTCACGCTCTATACAACGTGGAGGGATTATAAAATGGCAAGAGGTAGTATATTAGAAAGAAATAGCGGTAATGGTGGATATTTATTACCAGTATTAAAAATTAGTGCAGCAAAAACTTTAGATGCTATTGATGATAGCGGAAAAATCTTTGTTGTTGCTAATGCTGGTAGTGCATACTCTATTACACTTCCAACAACTTTAGAAGTTGGAACTCAGTATAAACTAATCTTTGAAGATTCACCAAATGCAGCAGTCACTATTGCAGCTGGCTCAGCAATTATGTTTGGTAAAATCGGAGAAGCTGAAGTTGATACTAGCGATGATGCACCAGGTTCATCAGGTTCTACAGGTGTTTCAAATGTAATTTTTGGAACAACTGCTGATGAAGGCGACCATATTGACATCGTTTGCGATGGTACAAAATGGTACTTCAATGGTATGGCAGCTGTAGATGGAGCTGTAACAACATCATAATAGTTTATAGGTACTATGGAGTGGGTTAATCCCACTCCGAAACCTAGAAGGAGAGATTATGTGGAATATATTTAAAGATGAAAACGAATACAACGAAAAAGCAATAATAGGATTTATATCTTTTGCTTTGATGTGTGTGTTTGGAATTGTAGATTTAGTTATGGGTATTATAGGCATAGAACTTATGGTTAATGATTATATTTATAATTCATTTGTATGGGTAACATTAGGTAGCTTCGGTATAGCTGGAGCAGAAAAAGTTTATAAGAAATAATAGGAGAAGAAAATGGCAAATTTTGATACTGTGACTAAAGTAATTATTAATGACATAAGTCCAGATGCAAGCACTGTAAGTGGTTCTTTAGCAAAAGAAATCAACGACTATATAGAAACTATAGATGATGCAAAGCTTGTAGCTACTAATGCGGTTATGTTAGACAAAAGTAGAGTTGCATACATTATAATTACTAAAGTATAATGGCTAATTGTCAACACTGCGAAAAACCTAACCCAGAGGGTTATTTTAATTGTCCTTCTTGTGGAAAAAGGGCAGCTCCTAATAAATGGAATACAAATTTTGTTATAAGAGAAAACAACTCTATGGCGAGAGCTATTCGTACAGACCAAATAGATTTTAATACATTATCTATGGAAGAAAGTATGGAGAAAATTAAAAAGAGTAACGCAAAAGCAAAACCTGCACCTAGCGGGAAAGGAATAAGGGTAATGTAATGCCAAAACATGCAATGAAAAAGAAAAAGAAAGCGATGAAAAAGAAGAAGAAGACTTATAAAAAGAAAGCATCTTCTAAAAGAATGGGCTACTAATGAAAGTTAAAGCACCAAAAGGATATCACTTTATGAAAAAAGGTAGTAAAATGTCTTTAATGAAAAACCCAAGAGGCGGATATAAAAAGCACAAAGGTTCTTCATTGACTATGAATCTACCAGTAGTAAAAACTCATGGAGGTAAATAATGCCAAGAAAAAAAGCTGTAAGAAAAACTGTAAAAAGGAAATCATCTCCTAGAAAGAAAAGCACTGCTAAGAGAAAGACTACTAGAAAAAAAGGTAGTCCAACTCCTACAAATAAAGCTCTTTATTCAAGAGTAAAAGCAGAAGCTAAAAGAAAGTTTGATGTATATCCTTCTGCCTATGCAAATGCTTGGTTAGTAAGAACATACAAAAAACGTGGTGGTGGCTACAGATAATGGCTTACCAAGGTGGCTTACGTAAATGGTTTAGAGAAGATTGGGTAGATATCGGCTCTAAGAAAAAAGGCGGTGGTCACAAGAAATGTGGACGTAAATCTGCAAAAGGTAGTAAAAGAAAATATCCAAAATGTGTTCCAGCTGCTAAAGCTAGAACGATGAGTGCTGCACAGAAAAGAAGTGCAGTAAGAAGAAAAAGAGCAAAAGCTCAAGGAGTTGGTGGTAAACCAACAAATGTAAGAACATTTGCAAGAAGCAGGAGAAAGAAGAAATGAGAAGACCTGCTTTTGGCACACAAGTAAGACATACCAATGGAAAGAAGAAAACTAGGCAAGGTAATAGTCACAATACTAAGTATGGCACGAAAACAAGTACAAAGTATTACAAGAAACAATATAGAGGACAAGGTAAAAGGTAATGGCTGATTATAAAACAAGAATAGATGATTTGACAGGCTTTGCAAGCACTGATGATACAGCATTGAATGACTGGTTGTCAGCTGGTGCTCGTTCAGTAATGAACATACTTCCTTTAAATAAACTAGAAAGAATAGCTAGTAACGAAAACTTTACAAACAATATTGATGTAGAGGGTAAAAAGATTTTAGGGGTTGTAAGAAAAGATAATAATCATGCAAGTAAAATATATATGCCTGCTAGAAAATTAGGACCTTCTGCTATGGGTATAGTAAATGATACTAACTACATGGAAGCTGCATCAGAAAGCGACCCAGCATTTATAATAATGAATGATGTATTAAATACATATCCTGGCAGCAATTCAGCTAATGATAGTAGAGTTATTTTTGTAAACTCTTCTATTACTGTAGCTCACGGAGATAGTTCAATATCTAATTTTCCTGATGAAGCAGAAGAAGCTGTTGTTTTATATGCAAGTAGAAATGCATTAAATAGATTGATGAACAATATGAATAGCATAAGTGCTTTGTCTGTAAGTGTTAGTGCGCCTAGTGCACCAAGTATTGCAACTGTAAGTTACTCTGCAGCAAGTAATGCAGATGCTAGCTCAACTGCTGTTTCAGCAATAACTGTAAGTGGTGTTAATAAATCAGATATATCAGGAGATGTACCTACATATACAAAACCAACTGTATCTTTAAATGTAACAGCTATTTCTGATTTATCTATATCTTCAAGCGCTCCTAGTGTACCTACACTTAGCGACATAACTTATACTAATGCTACAGGATTAAATGCAGATAATACTAATATGAGTGCAGTAACTTTTGGAACTGTTCCTTCTATTATAAATGTATCTAGCGATGCACCTGTTTATAATCCTCCTGTATTAAATGTAGATATGACACAGTTTGAATCATTCTTAGAAACAGATGAAGATGCAGAACTTGCACAGATACAACTTGGTAGATTAAATAATGAAATATCTCAATACCAATCTAAAATATCAGAGACTCAAGCAAAATTTAATGCAGATAATGCATTATACCAAACAGAATTTAATGAAGCTGTACAAAAGTTTCAGGCAGACCAACAAAAAGTTTTAGAGCAAGCAAGATTAGATTTAGCTAAAGCTCAACAAGATGTACAGAATGAAAACAACATAGAAGTACAAAACAAAGCAAGACAACAAGAATTGTCATTGCAAAACGCTGTTAATAGTATGAAGAAAATTGTTGATGACAATAATAGTAAACTATCTAAGTTTTCACAAGAGCTTAGTTTGTATCAACAGAATGTAGCTAAAGAGATACAACAATATTCAGCTAATACAGATAAAGAATTACAATTATTTAGAATTAGGTCAAGCAATGATTTACAAAATTATTCTCTTGACATACAAAATGAATTGAATGAGTTTAATAAAGATAATGTTAGATATCAAGCTAACGTACAAGCTGAAATACAAAAACATAATTCAGACTTACAAAAAGCTATAACTCAAGCACAATTAGATGCAGCTGATGCTCAACTAGAAGCAAGACAGGCAACTCAAGTAGATATTGCAAACAAAGCACAAGACCAAGTATTAGCTTTACAAAACGCGGCGCAAACTATGGCAGCTGCTATGGCAAACAACGATGATTTGTTAATTAAATTTAATGCAGAACTTACAAAGTATAGAGCACAAGTTTCTGAAGAAATACAAGAATTTGCTGCTAATTTACAAAAAGATGTATCTAAATATAGTTGGTATGAAAAACAATATGCATCTATAGACGCAAGATATAAAGAACAAATACAAACCCTACAAGGACAAATATAATGGCAAACAAACTAATTATAAGAAATAATTTAGAGCCTCAAATAGATACATCCGAAACAGTAGATGGTAAAACATATACGCATTTTGGTATAGAACAAAACACTGGAAGTCAAGGTGGTAGCTACGAAACAACGTTTACAGACTCAAAAGCAATTAAGTATGTAGGTGTTGTAGATGTAACAAGTGCAGCTGCTTTAACAGATGGACAAGTTGCTTTTGAAGGTACTGCAACAACATCAGGAACAGAGCCTGGTTCATCAGGAGTAAAAGCATTTTATGTAAGTTACGATAGCACTCTTGGTACAGTAGCAGATGTACGTGTTACATTTGGCTCACAAGTTCATGCAATATTAAGTGTTGGAGAATCTGTATGTATACCATTAGTAAGTGGAGCATTGTCAAGTTGTAAAATACATGCTTCTGCTTATAGCGACGGTGTTCATGAGGCAACTGTAACAGTAGTATTAATAGGTGACTAATGCCTAACGTAGACTGGACAGAAGTAGAAATAGCTCCAAGCACAACTTGGGCAGAACAAAACTTAGAAGTGTCTACAACTTGGACAGAGCAAGTTATATTACCAGGAACAACCTGGAGTGAAATAATAGAAGAATTTTACAACTGGGATGACGCTATAGATGAATATGAGGTAGCAAATCTTAGTTGGGAGGAAATAGGATAATGGCAGCAATAGAGTTTAACGGAAAAGAAATACATAGCAGAGTACAACAAGCAGTACCTGGTATATCAGAGAACTACGTTTTAAATTTGATAAACGAAGCTTTGATTGATATGGGTAGATACTACACAAAATATGAGTATGCTAAGACAGATTTAGCACATAATCAGTTATGGTATGGACTAAACGATGATAGAGATATAACTGTAAATAAAGTATATAGATGTAGTATATTAAACTCTGATGGTGAATATATTAGAATACCAAGATTAACAAACGGAGATTTAAACATTACACATACGGAGTAAAAATGGCGGCAATATCAAGTACATATAAAAACCCAGAAAATACTTTTGTTTGGTATATAGAAGGAGATAAAGTAGCTATAGCGACAAGCGAAGGCGATGGTGGTACTACTAATACTGATAAAGGTAAACTAAAAGCAGTACAGTTAGGAACTGGTAATACTATTACAGCTGGTTTACTAATATCTTATATTGCAGAACCAGATAAAATTACTTCTATAACAGGAACTATAGATATTGACAATTCATTACAACCTGCATTGATTGACTATGTAAAATCAAAAGCTTTGATGGATGCAGCAGCAAGAGCAACAGACCCAAATTTAGCTCAAATAAAAATGACTTCTGCATTACAATGTATGAAAAATTATAAAGAATGTGTTCGTAGATATGGAATGAAAAAGAATGATAAAACTGGCGGTACAAGAGCAGTTGTACCAGCTGATATGAGGTAATATGGCAACATTAACTGGTAAAAAAATAAAAGATACCTATAAGGATTTACTACAAATATCAAATAGTAATGCTGGTATAGACGGTACCTTAAGAACTATAGCTGACGGAGAGGCTACCACTAGTGTATTACAATTAAGTAGTAGTGCTGTAAACATAGCATCTGCTGGTGCTTTACAGTATGCTGGCACTGCAATAACTGCAACAGCCGCAGAACTTAATGTATTAGATGGTATAACAGCAACCGTATCTGAACTAAACGTATTAGACGGATATACTGGTAGCGTAACAGAATTAAATTATTTAGATACTTTACACGCTACAGGCGTTACTGCTACAGAATTTGACTACTTGGATGGTGTTACTTCTAATATACAAACACAATTAGATTCTAAA